AAAATGATGGCGAGCTAATCATGGAATTAGCTGCTATTCAAATTATACTATTTGGGGTGATAATTTTTGTGTATATGGCAGAAGAGTTTAATAAATGACATTTATAGAAACTCTTATAATGTTGCTACGTTGGAAGCAACAAGGGTGGGAAGTACATCCTATCGTCGACTCTGAGTTTCAGGGTTGGATTTAACCCTTAATAAATATTGGCATGAAATTAGTGTACATACACGGTGCCAATGCCACCAGCGAGAGCTTTAACTATATCAAGAGTAAATTAGGCACAGGCCTTGACATTAACTATGACAGCCGCAACGGGTTTGAAAATAACCTAAAAGACATGCAGTCGACACTAGACGGGCAAACTGATCTAGTGTTTGTTGCACATAGTTTGGGCGGCATATACAGTTTGCATTTGGCTAATAGTATGCCCGCTGCCGTTAAAGGTGCTGTGACCTTAAGCACACCCTATGGTGGCGCAGAAGTAGCGGACTATGCTCAATACTTCTTACCGTTCAGCAGACTCATGCGTGACATTGGTCCCAGTTCGTGGGTAATGAAGCAGGCTAAACGTATTAAGATACAGCATCCTTGGACCAATATAGTCACAGTCAAAGGACAAAGTGCGTTTATGCATGAGCCCAATGATGGTGTGGTGACCATTGCTAGTCAGAAGCATCATGAAGATATGGAACTAGTAGAAGTAGACTATAACCACTATGAAGTTGTGTTGGCTGAACCAGTGATCAAAATTATCAAAGAACGAATAAAAAAGATCAAGTAATAATTTCATATCGCTTTACAAGTAGAGCGTATGACGCTATACTAAATATATAGACAGCAAAGATGCTGTTTACACATAGACATTAACACACAAGGAGAATAATATGTCAAATTTTGAAACACCAAAGCTACCAGAAGTTAAATTTAACAAGAACGGCTACGAAATCCGTACAGATATCTTGGGCATGGCTAAAAGCCTAGTACAAGACGACTTTCAATCTAAGTTTGCAGGTTGGGAAATGACTGCCCAGCGTGACGAAAAGACTGGACAAATTGTTAGCACAGTTAAGATGCCAGAGTTCCCAGGTCTAGAAAAAGTTCTTGAAACAGCAGAAAAAATGTATAGTTTTGTTAACCAAGGCGTTGCATCTGCTACCAAAGCAACTGTAAAGAAATAATATAATAATAATATTAGGGCCTAGCCCAACAATAATATAGTAAGTAATAAAAAAGGACCTTCGGGTCCTTTTTTTATAGTGGCTTGCTTTTTAGGTATTCCGGATATCGTTTGTTAAAGTGACGCATAATAACTCCGGCAATTTCGTGTGCTTGATTTTCGTGGGGACTGCCCGTCTCTCCACTGTCCGGATTGAGTTCACCATTCATGTTCTGTTTAAAATGAACTAGTTCATGAGCTACAGTTCGCAGTATGTCTACAGGATGTCGATTAGACAGTGCAACGGCCAGCATATTATCATCTGGAGAATACATACCAAAGCTAGGTTGATCTCCTGTGTTTAAGTCCGGGGCAAAACGCATCTTAGGAAGACTATCTACTTCTAATACTTCCATGGCCAAGGGCAGAAACTTTTTAAACATTTCTACTACATTGGCATTTTCTTGTGGACCTTCAACGATAAACTGACTTGCTCTCATAGCAGTATTTAGCGTCTCACAAAGTGATAATCTCCATCGGGTCCGTTATTGCTAAAAATGCCCATGCAATCGAAGCCCTGCGTATCCATATAGGCAATGACTTCGTCTTTTAACGGGGCACCTTTATTATACTCTACAACCTGCAGTTCTAGAATAACGTGCTTTACGTCTGCTAGAGTTTCTACAGCACCTTTGAGTACATCAAGTTCTGCACCCTGTACATCCATTTTAACAAAGTCCGGTTTAGGGAATCTTTTAAGATTTGACACGGCATCAACTGTGACTGTTTTTAACTTACGCTTATGAGTGTCGTTGAAGTAATTCACAGTATCTGGGTTAACTACTTCGTTTTCTTTATAGTAGCTGTTGCCGCCTGGGTGAATATCGTTCTGATAGAACTCTACTTCTTTACCAGTTTCGTTGCTTAACACACCTATGTGGTATTTCATTCTTCGTTCTTGATACAAGAACTCTGTACTATCCATTGCTTCAAAAGCTACTATCTCTGCTTCAGGCCATATGCGGGCGGCTTCGTTGGTCCAGTGTAATACACAGGCTCCTATGTCGTAGATTACTTTAGGTTCAAGACCACTTGCTTTTAATCCGGCAAGATAATCTACATGACTTCTAGGTATCAATCGTTGACTGCCTAGTTCTCGCAATCTTGTTTGAATGTTGGCTACTGGGGACGTATCGATAGCAGGAATGTTATTATCAACGTTAAAAGTAAAACTGCCTGTGTGCTGACATTGTATAGTTGTATCGGCCCAAATCTTAAAACCTTTTTCCAAGGCTTTGCGGCAAAAGTCAACATCTTCCGAAACAGTGTCTTTGTGATTAATAGCACTATAATATTTAAACTGTGGATAACCTATGGCTTTGAATACTTCTGCTTTAACCAGAACACAGCCAAAGCCGCAGCCTGCGATTTCAACTAGTCCTCTATCTTTGATTTTTCCGTAAGGTATGTTAGTAACACCACCGCGATCAGTCTGCTCGTATAATTCAAGTATGTGTAGTCCAGGCTTACGCTGTATGTACAATCCACTTACAACATCTCTATCGTGTGCCAGTAGTTTCTTTAGCGTATCTTTAGGAAAAGCAATATCACTGTCTACACTGAATAGATAATCAAATCCATTAACTACCCAATCTGCTATCAAGTTGCGAACTTGATCAATGTTGTAGCCATAGAAGAACTGAAACGTAGTTTCATATCCTTCAGGTACTTCTAAATCATATATAGCCTTGAATGTATCAGGCTCTATGTTACGGGCTGTAGGGATTCCTATCAGTATCTTTTTTTTTGAAGCATTCATTTTCTTTACAATTATTTGTGCGTTTTGATTTTGCTCGACAGCATTAACTTTATAATCGTTGAGCGGATTACTGTCATTGTAGTTATACACAATGTCTTGTAGGCATTTAACTTTGTTGGGATCAGCGGCTTCTATTAGAGCATAGAATACACTTCCATCACCTCCTGCTTTAAACCACTCGCCTCCTTCATTCTGGAACAAACTGTCTGGTATATCGTTGAGCAAATATTTTCTAAATGTACGTAGGTGCGTGTAAGGCAAAATCCAGTTAAAGTGATGATTCCTATAATCACGACTTTGTTTAACGTATTCAGGATAAGGTTGACTAATTAGGGGAATATTGTCAACCATGCTCCAGCATGACCCATAGGTAAACTCTGTAGTACCATCATATATAGCATTGTACTGACTAAAGATAGTATTGTCATTGACAAGACTGTCATCGCCATCTAGCAACATGATAATAGAATCATTGTTCATTAGACTTCGAATACGGTCAATTTGATTTTTTACAGCACCTTGATTTTCTGTGTTGATAGCAATTTTAAATCTATCCTGTATTTCCTTAGGTAAGGCCTCTACTGTAGACTTTACTACTTCTACGGTGTTGTCTGTGGAGCAGTCGTCAATTAAAATATGTACATAGTTGTCATAGTCCTGTGCGGCCACACTCTGTATGCACTTGGCAATATAGTCGGCACAATTATAAAAAGGACTAATAACAACGATAGGCTGTTCGTTGCCTGTCTTGTAGTCTTCAAGTTCAATAGTGTTGTGAAACTTGCGATTCCATATCTTGTGTACTCTGCGATTAATTTTAGTAACTGCACGATATTCATTTCGTGATAGATACAGTCCTAGTTTCTTGACCAAGAACTGTTTCCACTGTAGGGCCACACTATCCCAACCTGCTACATCTTTAACAATGTTACAATAGTATTGCTTCTGTTGATGCAGATAAGGATTACGATATGCTTCTACTGTAGTCTTAACAAACTTTTCAACTTGTTCTGGTACGTTGATATCGGGGAACAGGCCATTGGGTTCTATAGCATAGTCAATGTGATAGCAGGCACCTTCTAGGGCAATTTCTTCTAGGGCACCGAATCTGCAAGTAATAGCAGGAGTATTATATAGTAGGCTTTCTAATGTGCTAATACCAAAAGTTTCAGGAAAGGCAGCAGGGTACAGCATAAAATTAGCTACAGTGAGTATGTCAGCAATTTCACGCTGTGAAATAACTCCTGTAAACTCTACGCCTAGTTTAGCAAGTTCAGGGTCAGCAGCCATGGCTCGCCAATCTTTTTCTTGTTGATCGGGTTCGCTGCCTGTGCTAAATCTATAATAGCCGCCAATGATTTTTAACTTAGCTGTAGGGATGTGTCTTTTAACATGTGGCCAAATATACTTGACTAGGGGAATCATGCCCTTGGTCACACTTGCATTGTAAACAAACAAGTCACGATCTTTGGCCTTGATATCTACTTCTGTTTTAAAGTTGCGGGCACCGTTACGTGTGATAAAAAACTTGTTCTTTAATACTTCAAAGTTACGTCTGCGTCCGTGATGACAGTTAGCAACATAGGTCAAGTGGAAGTCACTAAGCGTAAAGATGTCTGTGATCCGATTAGATGTTGCTAGTTCTTCAATTAGGTTATCGCCGAGGCAGAATGTATCGTGCATCCATAATGCACGGACTCGGGCTTTTGCTATTACTCTATTATATAGATCCATGTTCTGGAAAGGAGTAGATCTAATGTCATTTAGTTTAGGATAATCTGCGGCGTCTGTAAATGGGATTACAGTGCGTGAACTTATGACAACGTCAAACTCATGATCTAAAGCAAGGTCAGTTAGTGGGCGATATGTAACATTGTCGTAAACACCTGGACTGGCATGATCAATACCGCAGTTGTTGAACACAGTTACAGTAAATCCAATTTGGGCAAGTTCTCTGCTCATCAGTGTGACAGCACTTTCGCTGCCACCTAATCCTTGTTTATCTACAGTAGTACCATCATAGGGTATACCAATAATATCAATAATAGCAATCTTCATGCTATTAATTATACACTCTTTATCTAGATAGTCAAAGATATTGGATTAGATCCAATAAGCTGATAATGATGTAGCACCATCTGTGCCAGTACCTGCTACAAAGAACGTTTCTGAACCTACCAAACTATTAGTAATAGATTTAGACCCTGCGTTATAAGAGCTAAGATTACTAAAAGCAAACAATTTGATTTGTACTGCATCGGTAGTTATAGTGTCGGTTATTACTATAGTATCAGGTCTATCAATACCAATGCTCTCCGGATACACCATTCTATTAGTTATTACCCCTTGAGTCTTCGAGAAATTCATCGGACCACCAATCAATGAACTTCTAGTTGTTAGTGTTGCAATGACTACTACACTGGTAAATGTTCCAGCGTTATTAGCAGGGAACGTGCGTCCTGCACCCCACATAATACGTACACCGCCCTTACCACCATTACCACTAGCACTCGGCCAGCCAGTACCAGGTCCGCCACCACCACCACCAAATACGCCACCGTAGCCATCACTGTTTCCACTTTCACCTGTGCTGTTTGTTGGGTTCTCACCTGAAGCACCTCGAGTACCGCCCGAACCACCTGCACCACCACCACCATTACTTTGGCTAGTACTGAATACTTGTCCACTGCTGCCGTGCCACCATCCTGCGGCTGTTTCGGCACGACCCCATAATCCTACACCGCCACCTCCACCAGATCCATATGTACTTGAGTAATAGCCACCGCCTGCTGCGCCGCCGCTGTTGGCTGCCGGTAAGTTTCCTTGATTTCCGCCTGTACCCGAATAGCCGCCAGCACCACCACCACCTTGATAGTTTGTAGTATTACCGCCAGCGCCGCCACCGTCACCTACATATCCGCCGCCGTAGCCGTTGGCATTAGGTCCTGAAGTGTTAGAGCCAGATGTTGCATTGCCGCCACCATAACCTGATACAGTGGCCAGACTGATAAAATAACTGTTTCCACCTGCGCCACCGTTTTTAACTCCGCCAGCGCCAACTACTACCGTATAACTACTACCAGGAGTTACTGCAATACTGTTTTTCCAGCCAAGTCCAGCACCAGCGCCAGCGGCATTGGCCCATGAGTTATGTCCGGCACCACCACCACCAACTGCTACAGCACTAACTGATGTGACACCGCTTGGAGCAACCCATGAATACGTACCCGGAGTAAGGAATTCTGAATCTCCTAGTGTAGGATAGGTTCCTAGTGTAGTAGAAGTAGTAATGCCTGTAATGGTTCCGATAAACGGAGTTGTTCCACCATAGGCAAATACTTTAATTTGTTCTGGGCTGTCGATAGCAGCAACTACCAATGAATTTCCACTGACTGTAGCAGTGCTTCCGCTTGCAGTTGTTACAGTAATTATTGTACCACTAGAGGAGCTTGCAACTAATCCACTAACTCCGCGAAGACCTGTAATATTAAAGAACCATGAAGACTCAGTTAGTGTAGTAACGCTGGTTATTCTAGTTAATGGCATAAATTCGCCAGTGGGATATACTGAACCAATAATACCTGTTAGAGGTATGTTATTACCGTAAGAACCGCAGGTTATTGAGTTAGTATTAACAGCAACAACATATGTGATATTGCCTGGCTGCCCTGCACTGCCTATTCTTGCCATAGATGAAATTACACTGCCTGTTTTAAATTCATTAACAGATTGTAATCCGCTAATATTAAAGGTCCATGGTCCGCTACCGTATATTGTTTCTACCAAGCCTACTGCTCCAATGTCTGTAGTAACTGGCATATAATTATTTCTAATTAGTGTAGTTGGAGTAATTCTAAATGCATCTATAGAACCGGTGCTAGTTGATCTTACATAGGTTGAAGTGACAATTGTACTAACAACAACTGTTGAGGTAGCTATGGATTGTCCACGTATCAAGTTCATTGGTTCTGGAATACTCCATGGAACTTTTGCATACTGTACTGTAGCATCTCTAGTGTAGACTGTGAATGGTTGAGCTGTTTCTTCTCCGGTTGCTTCTCCCTCTAAATAGGGGCTATTGGTAGTCATTGTTTCCCAATTATTATGCTTGTGACCGTAAGTAATGCCAGCACTTCCTACGTTTGCTGTAACACCAGTAATCGTTTCAGTGTCAAATGATTTGTTAACCATAACACTGATGGCTGGACCATTCTTAACACCATATCTACTTGGACTAATACTTGTACCTGATGTTAGATAACTAGGCGCAGTGTAGGATATACTGCCAGCAGCCACAGTTCCAGTATTAGATGCGTAGAATGTAGCAGTAGTGTTATTAAAGACAAACCCAGGCATTAGATACCTCCAAAGTTTGTATCTAAAAATACAATTTTAAAATTGTCAACGCTGGATGTTTTGTCTAGATATGCCATGTATGTTAATGTTTTCTATATTTACCAACGTGTATTATATGCGTTCAACGATCACAGAGCCGTTACCACCCGGGCCACCGCCTGCTATATTAGATTGATTAGTGCCAAGGTTATAAGAACCTCCACCTGCAGCATCATAACTCCATGGACTTGCACCACCGCCACTATATCCGCCACCGCCACCAGCACCATTGGTGCCACCGCCACCGCCACCGCCACCAAATCCACCTCTGGACTGATTGCCACCACCAACACCACCGTTGACAAATCCTGCACCTCCCCAACTGCCGCCACCGTTTGATAACAAGCCGCCCCCGCTGCCGGCAGTACTATAATTTCCGCCACCGCTGCCATTTGTGCCGCCGTTGGCCCAACCGGTAGACCATCCGCTGGTGCCAATATTTGCGTTTTTACCGCCGGTGCCGTTAAATCCACTAGCACTGCCACCGCCACCGCCACCTGCAATAATTAACGGAGTGTTATCAAATTGTGTTACAAACGAGCCACCACCACCACCACCGTCATAGTAGTTACTTTCACCAGCCTGACCTACTAATATTTTTATTTTTTGTCCGCCAGCTAGTGCAAAATCACCACGCATACTTGTACCATAGCCGCCAGCTGGGCCGTAACCATTACTTTGGCCGCCACGTGCGCCTGCGGCTGTAATTCTATAAGTTCCAGAAGTTGGTACAGTCCATATTTGAATTCCGTTTACGACATCAAAATACGCTGTGTTAGTTTTCCAAGTTTGGTCACCTGTAATAGTTAGTCCGGCTTGCGCTGTTGCCAACGAAGGACCAGATGGACCTGATTGTGAACCAGGAGTAAATGTTGCCAGAGTAAATGCATACAATGTCCCGCCACTGGCTGCCGCTATCACTAAACTAAATGTTTTAGTCACTGTTTCAGCTGATCCAGCAGCCGTTGCTGTTACAGTAATATTTGTGGTAGTAGAAGTTGCAGATAAGTTTTGTTTGTACCAATATATAATTCCGCTACTAGTATCTAAATATGCGCCAGGTGGTAATGAGCCTCCAGTAACGCTATAGGTTACCGTGCCTAATGATGTTCCAGTTGTAGATACGTCTGCGATTGGAACTGGCTGTATAACCGTTGCAAACGAAGAAGTTCCCCAGTTTATAGTTCCACTGCCAGGCGTATCGGGATTACTATTGTAAACTCCAAAATACAATTGACCGGTTCCGGGAATTTCCACTGCTGTGCTGCCATTCCATGACACTGTAGATGTAGTGGCTAAATTTATAAGTGCCGAACTAACTACTCCATTAGCAGGATAAAATACTGTTCCTGTACCAAGATTACCTGTTGCGCCAACACCTGCTTCATATGGACCAACTCTGCCAGGGGCACGTTGTACGCCTACATACCAACCAGTACCTGATCCTGTAACAGGTGTAAATTCAAAATAAACTCCGCCACTAGACTGTGTAATGGGGAATAACACCGATGATTTGTTTGAAGTTAGTACGGTACTATTATTTGTTATTGTAAAACTTCCACCACTGACTGCCGATGAAAACAATATGTTGGTAGTTGTTACTATTGCACCACTGGTTGAAATAGAATCAATTCGTCCAACACTAGGAGCAGCAGTTCCACCTAATGCAAGACATGATACCTGTGTGCCATTGGTGATAGTATTAACATAAACAGTGTTCCCTGAGCCAAAAGTTCCCACAGCTGGTA